CATGCAGTTCTAGTTCTGTATATGACTCTTCATCATCACCCATAAAGGAAGACAAATCGTCTGAGTATACAATATTTCTAACTTTCATCTAAACGTGTTTCCTTTACTTTGGATTAACTCTATTTCTCAATTCACCTCTAACCAAAGAAACTCTCAAGTGTGGATTGTTCTTCAACTGTCCAGCCGATAGCGTCAAGAATCAGACGAATAGGCTCTACAAATGTTTTTTCGTACTGTGTATCATAGTCTATAAATCGATGTAAGTCAAACTGTTTTGGTAAAATATCTGGAAACGAGATAACATTTTCACGAATCGGATTTGGCATCGTTAGATAGACAAACTTAATCTTCTCACCGTTCTTGATTTCACCAAGACGATTATTAAGACGATGTTGTTTGAGAAGATGATTGTAGAGTAGAGAGCCACGAACATGGATCGGTGTACCCTTACCATATATAGCTTTCACATCAGCACTCTTTGTAAGATTGCTTACGCCACGAGGAAATGCCACATCTTCTGGTGATTGTGCCCGAAACTCGTTCCGAAAATCTGCAATGAACTTCTGTATGTCTTTGTTGGTGCCAGACATAATCAGATTAAATGCTTCTTTAAATCTATCACGGCAGATTTGAGGCGTTGATGATTTGATTGCTTCAATACCCATAATCTTTAGCTTGGGTTCAGCATACTGAACACCCTCGTTGTTGTGTACGTTTAGAATGTACCGCTTCTTAGCAGTCCACACACCGCGGTCAGCGATTGCTTCTCGTGCCATTACCATACGATTTTCATAAGCACCCATCTGGTCTGATAAGTCAGCAAACGCTTTTGTAATGACAGGTTCGATTGCTTTTGAGCACACTTTGTCCAGATAGTTGACAGTCTCTTGCTTACTCTTGCCAGCGTATGTCTTCTCTACAAGTTCACTCAGGTTCAGATATACGGAGTCAGTGTCAATAGCAATCACATAGTCTTTATCAGTTTTCATTGTTTTGTTCATATAGTCATTGATTGCTTTCTCTGCTTTGAGTACAGACAACTGACCAGAGAGCGTGATACCTTCAGCGATTCTCATATCAAAGTAACGGAAGTATCGATTGCCGAGAGCACCATAGAGTGAGTTCAGAAGAATCTTAATCGCCATCTGCTGGTTCTCATATCGATTGATATCACGTTCAATCTCATAAGACTTACCTTCTTTCTCAAGCCGCTTCTTAGCATCAAGCATCTTGTTCTTAATGTCAACACGCTCACCGTAGTATGATGTAACAATAGCAGGTAGAACACCACGCTTTTCTTTATGAAAATAAACACCGTTAGCAGCCATTGCATATTCAGTATCGTTTACCACTTCACCAGAGAGACACTTAGCAACAGAAGCACTAGAGTTCATATCGTCTTGTACGATAGTTTCTGGTGACATATTGTACTGAATGATAAGATTAGGATACAGTGAGTTCAAGTCAAACGAACACACCCAGTCATGCATACCAACGTGTGGATCTTTTACATAACCACCCGGGTAGTCGTTCTTTCTCTTCTCTAAGTTAGGCAGAATAGCAATCTTTTGAGAACAAAGATTACGATAGATGATTGTGTCCCAGATGCCAGTGGTGCCAAATGTATCATTATAGTTGAGGCCTGCTTTGTAAGCAATCGTCATAGCAAGTACAATGAGACCCATCTTGTCTTCGAGTCGGTCGACCAGTTGTACGTCTTTTACGTTATAGTCGATAAACTTCTGATGGTCTTCTTTGTAGAGTGTGTGTAGATTACCAAACTCTTCATAGGATAACTTACGCTCACCAAGTACAACATAAGCAATGTGGTCAAGACGATATGACTCTTGAGCACCATACGAGTAGCCAAACTTCTGAAACAAGTCAAGATAGTCAAGTTGTGAAATACCAACCATGTCGTAGGCATTCATTTCTTTTAACTTGTATCGTACTTGTCTTTGCTCAACCATCTCCCATGGCGACATTTTCTTTGTTAGATTTTCACCAAGCACACGGTTCATACGATTAATGATATATGGAATATCAAAGAATCGAACGTTCCAACCAGTAACAACATCTGGCTTCAGTTTCATCCAGAATAGTAGAAACTTTTCAAGCAAGTCTTTCTCATCACGGCAGTACATATATTGAACGTTAGGTATGATTGCTTTCGAAGTATCGTACTTGCCAAGACCCCATACATAATAGTTATCGTCTTTGTTAGACTTGAGAGCGATAGAGATTACTGGATAATATGCTTGATCTGGCTCTGGAAACCCTTCATCAGAGGAGACCTCGATGTCGATATTGACGATGTTAATGATGTTAGGATCAAACTCTATCTCATCAGACCAGCGTTCTTGAATAAACTGAGCGACATAGTTGGTGTTGCCGTAGATGTTGAAACCATTGACGCCTTTATACAACTCCATGAAGTCTTTCGCTTCACGCATCGAGTCGAACTTCATAGGCTCAACATTCACACCATCAAGAGACTTCCACTCGCTCTCTTTCTGTGATTGAACATAGAGTGTAGGTTTGAACTTGATTCGCTGTTGTACAGGTGAGCCATTGCTGTATCCACGATACAGAATGTTAGACCCATAGCGAGAAACTGATGTGTAGAAATTCATGCATGTCTCCAAAGTGAATAGACAGTATATCTCATATTCAGAGGTATGTCAATCTAAAAATTTATCCAGCGTTGAAGAGTTTGCTTGTTTTTCTGCTGCTCTTTTAATACGCCTTTCTCTGTCTTTTTTTCTCTTATTCTCTACCCATATAGGGTCATTTTTCTGCATCTCATATTTTTTAGCATCTTGCTCAGCCCGCCTTCGTTTTCTTTCTTTTACAGTTAATACATATCCTGCTTTGACACAATAATCACAAGTATCCTTTCTACAGTAGCACTCCGCCTTATTTTCATACCTATCTCTTTCATATTTGTTTCTTCTATCTTTTTCTTCTTGGGGCAATGAAAAATATGGTAATTTGTTTGCTACTGCTGGATATTTTGATTTTATTTCATAATAGGAATATCCTTCATTCAATAATTTTATGCCAAACTCTTTATATCTCTTTAATGTATCTTTATGATACTGGTCCATATTCTCTGGCAAGGCAATACCACCTTTCCAATTCGGGTTTGTTTCTAATAGCTTGCCATATAATTTTTTTCTTTGCTCATCTGTTATTGATTCATGAAACTTTTTTAGTCCGGCTGATGTGGTTGGTTTAGATTTTCCTTTATGTGCAAGTGATATCCGTTCTTTCCACAATTTTACATCCGCTTCAGACAATACATCATTAAGATTTCCAATTGCTTTTGTATGCCATTTAACATTATAATACCTATCCCAGCGGCGTTCTTTTCTGTTCTTGAGAAGTTTTGTTTCTAAATCACACATCTCTTCATCTGTGCCATATGCGAGTATACGTCTTGTTGCACCCTCTGGAATATTATCCTTAGTGAATGACTCCCATACTGTTGATGAATGTGTGTAGTTGTCATCTATCGAGCCCTTGTGCTTACCCAGATAAAACATCCTGTTTAATGCGTCATACCAAAGATATACAAACGCTTCATATAATTCTGCCATAAAACTTCGTCTCTCCATTATATTTTTCGTCAAACAGATACCAGCAGCAGTTGTCTTTACCTGTTGACTTACTGTCTTCAATCCACTTGACTCTACCTATACTCACAATCTTATGTAGTCTGTCCATAAAGGGCACAGACTGCTTTGTGTGCATCCAGTCAGCATCAAATAGCAACCACGTCGGTGCCATATTAGATAGATGCTCTATCAACGGGTGAAGTATCGTTCGATTCCAAGGTGGGTTTGTTATGAAAACATCAGCGCCGTGTGTGTCCGTTAAATCAAACACACTTCTCTCAGCAATGAAATCTGACTGTGGTTCTATGTCAGATTGCCACACACAAGTATGACCAAGACTCTCTAAGTGCTTTACAAGTTGACCATCACCAGCGCACGGTTCAGAGAATCGTGTGTTCTCTTTTAGATGTGGCACTATAGGTAATACTGCTTCAAGTGGTGTAGGATAGAAGTCTCGTTCTACTCTTTCAAAGTTGCTTCGTTTTCCCATTGGTTTCTTTTTCCTTTTTAAAACATCAACAAGGAGTTAAGAGTAAAATTCCAATTAAATTGGAGTTATAAAAGAAATTCCTTGTTGATGTTATTATTGTTTGATTAAGCAGTTGGTGCTAAAATTCCAATCAAATTGGAGTTGCAAGAGAAATTGATTAATCAATTCAAAAAATTTTCCAAATTAGATTTGGGAGTATTTAAGTAGTCTCGCATTGCTTTAACAGTCTGTTCATAAGCAATACGACAAGTGTTTCTGATAAAATTTCTAAGATCATGGTGTTCTAACTTTGAATCGTCCATATACTTGTCACCATAAACTTTTTCAAAATAAATTTTAGATAATCCTTTTATTCCATGATGATAAAACTTTGGACGAAGAAATCCAGGCTTCATATGAAACCCAGAAGATATAAATCCAAACTGTTTGATCATTTTAAATCCAATCGGATCGTTTGTCAATGGATTTACATATCTGTTTCCATCTTGATCAACCAATAGCATCATACAAGAAACGTATTGAGTATCTTTAGATGGACTCTTCCATTGACCTTTTTTATTTCTTTCAATACCAAGAACATCTAACAATGAAAGTTCAACATGTACTCCATTAAATGTGCCATACGCTACGCCATTAATAATGTTACCATGGTTATGATTTTGCAATCGACTAGCAACAGCATCAATACAATCACGTTTATAGGCAATTTGACCGGGCACAGTCTTTTTATATGGAACATCTTCTGCTGAAACAATACGAGACGCATTGTTTAATTTTTGCTTATGAAGATTTCCTGCCGTAAGCCAGGTTAAGTTTTCTAAATCTATTTCTTCGTTTGGATCATTAAACTCAACATTCTTTGGACGTAATGCTACATCCCAAATATGCGGGTTATTCTCAATTGCTTTATCCCATGTGAGAAGATCAACTTCATCGGTCTTTTCTTTATTTGTATAGTATAATTTTCTCCATTTATAAATTGATTTTTCTGGCAAAAACCTCAGTTCAATGCCACGGTTTTCACACAATGAATAAAATTCTCTGATTTGAGGTTCATCTTTCCATGATTGTGATGCAGACCACTTAGAAATTCTTGCACCATGTGCGGATTCAATTGCTATGTCTCCTGGTTCTTTCATCCATGTAAGCAATCTAAATTCATCTAATGAAAGATTCATAATAAATTCGTTTTTCATTCTATCATATATGTGATATTTTTTACTACCATAATCTGCAATATATCTTGATGTCATTATAAATTCCCTTCTAAGGAGTTAAGTTAATAAAATACAGTAAGGAGTTAAGTGTAAAATTCCAATTTAATTGGAGTTACCCGAGAAATTCCTTACTGAAATTGTTTGATTAAGCAGTTGGGTTAAAAATTCCAATCAAATTGGAGTTACAGGCGAAATTGCTTAATCAATTCTTTTTACGCTGCTATCCTTGAAAAGTTCTTTACTTTCTCGAATCGTAGCGTGTTCTCAAAACGGTCAATCAACTGGTCGGTCTTGTGACTGATAACAAACACATTAGAGTCGCCAGTGATATCGGTTATAATCTTCATAAACTCTTCTGTACCATTAGCATCTAATGAGCCATCAAACACTTCGTCCATGATTAATAGATTAGTAGAAACGGAGTTACGCAACTTAGAGACTGCTCGCCATGTGAATAGCAGAGACAGGTCAATACGCATTTTCTCGCCCTCTGAGAACGATTCGTATGAGAATTCATCACGGAACCTTGAACGAATCGTTTCATTAAACTGCTCATCAAGTTCAAACTGTACAAAGAAGTCCATCTCAGCAAGATACTTATTAATAAGTTTGTTAATGATCGGCACATATTGACGAATGATTTGTGTCTTGATACCACCGTCTTTTAGTAGATTCGCAACAACACCCATCGTATCACGGTCTATTGTAAGTTCACGATGTTCGTCTTTGTAACTCTCTAATTCGGTTGATAATGCTTCAATAGTGCTAGTATCAATAGACTCTGCCTCTTTTTTTGTGTTATCCAAATCAATCTTTAATGAAATGATATTCCGTTCGTTTGAAGCGTAAGTTCCATTCTTACCACTCATATCAAAACTCAGTTGATTCATTTTATCATGGATCTTGGCAATCTCAGTCTTTCGATGTTCTACTGAAATAATCTCATTTTCCATACGTTGAAGACCAGTTTCAATCTCTGAAATCTTAGACTGTCTTGTGTTAATGGTATGTTCTTTGTGGCTGTGATCAATACCCTGCTTACAAGTAGGGCATTCGTTGTTGTCCTCGTAGAACTTTAGTTCCTTCGTGATTTCTTTGATTTTAGACCGAAGGTTCTTATCTAGACGAACTAGTTCCATATACTTCTTGTCAGCACTTCTTTCATCACTAATACTCTCTTTTAAAGACTTGATTGTGTCTTGGATTTCATGAATTTCATCCACAAGACTGGCATTCTCTTTTGTGAGTTCAACAATCCTATTATTAATCTTCTCAACATCAGCTTGTTTCATTTTCAAAATAGAATCATTATGCTTGTTAGCAGAAGCAATCCTATCCGTTGTCAAGTTCATCTGATACTTAACGTTCTGAATGTCTGTCTTATTTTGAGTAATGCGGTCCTTGAGCAGAAAATTCATCTTTGTGAAGATTTGAATATCAAGCAAATCTTCGATAATCTCTCGACGGTGTGCTGCTGGTAGTTGCATGAAAGGAACAAAGGTGCTACTACCTAACACAACAATCTGACCGAAAGACTTGAAGTTTAACTTCAGAATGTTCTGCTCAAGGTACGTTTGATAATCTTTGTTTGCGCCATCTTGATTTAAAAGATTATCATTCTTATATACTTCAAAGATATTTGGTTTGATGCCACGACGAATCATATATTCGTCGCTATTAATACGAAAGTCAAGTTCTACTAGCAAATCCTTGCTATTGATGCTGTTAAGAAGTTGTGGTTTGTTAATACGTCGAAATGGCTTACCATACAAAGCAAAAGCAAGAGCGTCCAAAATCGTGCTCTTACCCGCTCCGTTCTCTCCAACAATCAATGTGGTCTTACAACTATTTAAAGAAATTGTCGTAAAGGCATTTCCAGTAGACAGAATATTTTTATAACGAATTTCTTCAAATTCAATCACAGACTCATCGCCTCCTGATACAACGATTTCACAATATTATCCACACGACTCTTATGACTACGAATGTCTAGACTGTCAACATATTTAGAAAGAATTGTCAAAGTGTCCTCTGCTTCATCAATTAAGTTGTCTTCGTCTACAATATCAAGGTTCATATGGTCTTCTACACTCTTAATATCAGCACAACCCATCTCTTGTAGTTTGGTCATCCAAAGATCAAAGAGATATGGATTCGTCTTATTTTTTACGATCACCTTAACGTAAGAGTTTGTCAACTCCTTTTCAAACTTCAGTTCAGAAATATCATTGATAGACATTTTTGTGTCATCGTACCACAACTTGTGAAAAATCCATCTTGGATTTGGAATAAACTCTAACTCCCTTGTCTCTGTATCTAATACATGAAATCCTCGAGGATCGTTATAGTCGCTCCAAGTCATTTGGTAAGGAGTACCGAGATAATGTATATTCCCATGAGAAGACTTATGATGGAAATGACCAGATAGAACCACATCAAACTTACTAAAGATGTTTTTGTCCATCCCGTGATGATTGATAGTTCCTCGATACATTTCGAATCCCTGTATCTCAAAATGTCCCATAAGGATTTGAGCATCTGTATTCTCCATTGCTTTTACACATACATCTTGATTATCATCACAAATCCACGGCACAAGCATTACTTTAAGACCATCATAGGTCAATTCTACAGGTTTGTCCCAATAAACATTCAAATTATAGTTAGAATGTTCATACAACTGACGCATACTGTTAATCTCATTGGTATTCTTAAAATAACAATCATGGTTACCAATGATAAGGTCGCATCGAATATTTCGGTCTGCGAGTGGTTTGACAAAGTGCTTCTCTAAGGCTGCACTAGTGACAAAATTAATATACTTTCGACGGTCGCAAACATCACCAAGATGAATAACAGTGTCAATCCTATGTAAATCAAGGTACGGAAAAAACTGCACATCAAAAAAAGAATTAATATGGTCAGCAAGAATACGATTGTCATTTCTAACACCAAAGTGAGTGTCCGTTACAATAGCGATTTTCATACTTTCTCTTCTTCCTCATCATAAAAGAATTCAAGCCCCCTTTTCTTTTTTACTTTGGGTGCTTTCTTTCGTTCTATACTCTTCTCATATTCTTCAACAAAATCATTCATATAATCCGTTGTCATACTTGAGATATGATTTGATATGTCCACAGATGATTCACCTTCGTCATATACTTCACCTAAGATTGCCATACTTGTGAAGGCTTTTTGTTTAGTATACAGATGCTTCTTTTCCTTTGCGATTCTACGAAGGAAAGCATAGTAGATGATTTGAGTGAAATATGCAAATGGATTACTTGATTTATTTGGATCAAAATTAGCCAATGCTCGGATAGCATTCTCAATACCATCACCTATCATTTCTTCACGAAATGGGTAATTAATGAAGTTTGGTTTGTGCGATAATCTATTTGCGATATCGTATATACATCTCCCAATATACTCCGGGATTTTAGGAGAATCATCTCCACATGCTTCTGCTTCTTTTACTTGATCGTTATAAAGCACCATCTGTTCAAAGAATTTTTTATTATCAACGTATTGAGTTTTTGCCATAGTTCCTTTACTTTTCACAATTTATTTCTCTGGAATATTTTACATAATAACACTAAATTATTTGTTTGTCAACACTAAAAACCGCTTGACAAAATATTTTTTTCATGTATAATGGCTTTATGCCCAATAAGAACTAATTAAGACGAAAGTTTCTCTTACGCTTCATCAATTCTAGTTCTTCTGTTGCGTCTGTTACAGGTGTTCCCTCTAGTGCTTGAAGAGACTCTTTCACATTCCTTTTTGCTTCAACAAGATAGGTATCATAGTAATAATATCCAAGAGCGTTTGGTTCTCCTAAATCAGCCAACACTTTATCTTTACCGATAAAGACATAAGAATCATTACAGAGATTCATCCAATGTTTCATCATAATACCTGATCCAGGTGTGAAAGCATAAGTGACTGGATCTTCTATATACCAACCATTTTCATCTTCGTTCCGTACAGAACAGAAGATTTCTTCTCCAGAAATAAGTTTAAATATATTAAGCATTTTATCCCTTTAACTCCACATTATAGAGTTTAAATGCGAATCCTTCTTTAGAATATATATCGACTCGCTCTAGAAAGTGTTTTAGTGCAAAATTTTTTGATCTTCCTCTTGAGAGGTCGTCAACGATGTCATAGAGAACCGCTCTGTCTTTGCTTTCATGTTTTCGTAGTCCACGCCCAATTGACTGCAAATTGCGAATCCTAGACTTAGAAGGACTTGCAAACACAATGTTGTGAAGATTACGAATATTGATACCAGTGCTATAAGTGCCATAACTGGCAAGAATAATAGCGTTGCTACTGCCTTCAACAAGTTTCCTAATATTTTCTCTTTCATTCGAATCAACTCCTCCATATACGAAATGGACTTCTCTATTCTCTGATTGTAACATTGGATATAGAAGTTTACCATGTTTTTCAACAAACTGAAACAATATTAATGTATTACCTTTTAAACTCCAAGCCAAATTGCGAATAAATTTATTTCTCGATTCGTTAGTGACTATGAAATCAATCTCATCTTGATACGACTTACCAGCGATTAGTTTTCTGAGTTCTTTTGGATACTCTAGTACAATACACTTAATCTCTAATTCAGAAAGAACATCCTGATCCATCAATTCGGAAGTAGTAACAACTTTCTTGACAGGTCCAAACAACCCCTCTAATACTAATTTATGCGTCTGTGTTCCGTCAAGTGTGCCGGTGAAACCATAACGATATCTACACTGTTCCATTTTAGATAGAATACTAGTGAGCGACTTTGCTTTAAATAAATGTGCTTCGTCACCAATTACAACATCAAAAGAATCAAACCACGATTTTTTAAGTTTGTATATTGATTGCCAAGTTGTTATTACAATCTTGCTATTTATGTCTTTATCAACACCAGCCATAATCTTATGAATGTCAAGTGGATTATTGTTGTTATATTCAACAAAGTCTGATGCCATCTGATGTACAAGAGATGTTGTCGGTACAACGATTAATGTTCTTCTATCCTGAGCCATATGCCATCGTGTAAGAAGATAAATGATAAAAGATTTACCACTACCTGTTGGCGATAAAAGAAGTTTACGTTCGGAGTTTAAACACTCAACGAACGCTTCGTTTTGATAATCTCTTAACGAAAAGTTTGTTTTGAGAAGATTAGCAATCTCATATCCAGAATCATCGCCGTATCTTTGTATTGGCTCATATTCTTTTGAAACTGTACATTCGTAATCTCTGCTCTTACAGAAAGAAACCACATATGGCAATAGTCCAGCATAGAGAAGTCGAGTCATGTTATTCAAAAGACGAATTTTTCCATCCCAATACTTTGCTTTGTATTGTGGTGAGAACTTTGCACCAGGAACATCAAAAGTAAAGTAGTCTGACATTTCCATAATGATAGATGCTTCAGCGTCTACACGAAGATAGACCTCATTAACCTTCTCTATTTTTACTCTATCCATTTACATAGCGCCAGTCCTAAATCGTTCAAAATCCAACATAGTCTTAATCAGGTATCCACGATTGTTGATACTCTTAATTATATTTTCCAGTAGAGAGACTTTTTCTGCTTGATCACCGATTTTCAGTTTCATTTTGATAATGAGCGAATCTGCTTCAAGAGTGTCTTTAACATATCCTTTTGGTATACGCTTGAGACATGGTTCCCAACCAAGTTCTTTAAGGTCTTCTTCAGCCATAGAACCGTCATACCATTCTGTCCGCAATACATATAGACGCTTTAAATCTGCTTCTAGTTTGCGTTGAATAGTATGTTCGTATGTATAATATCGGTAATACTTTGCGTGAAGTTTAGGTATTTTTCTTGACTCTTCTGTCAAATTGGATGGGTCAATATCAGTATCTTCTTCCCATTCCATATGAATTTCATCAAGATTCATTAGACGTATACCGTCTCATAGTCGTATCCGTGGGCTGTAACTTTAAGTGTGTCATTTTCGGAGAGAATGGGAATATTCTTTGCGTGGTTCTCTGTTCTTCTACGAAGTTCAGAGGATGAGAATCGATGCTTTCGCGAATTAAAATACAATTCAATACCATTCTGTTCGCAATATACTCTACCTGTGAAATCTTTCTCTTTATATTCTTCACCAAGAATACGAATATTGATTGGATAACTTTGGAGAATGTCTAACAAATCGGTCTCAGATTCGTATGGAATTATTTCATCCACAAACTTAACAGCAGAGAGTTGCGTCCACCGTTCAACGATTGATTGAACTGGCTTATTCTTTTCCGATCTATCTTTAGATGGATCAATCTGTAACCCGCAAATCAGATAGTTGCACACACTCGCTGCTTCTTTCAACATAATGATGTGTCCAGCATGTAGTAAGTCAAACGCTGATGCAGTAAAGCCAACTTTCATAATAAAACTCCATTTTAAATTACATTAACTGTGAAACTCTTATATTTAAAGGATGCTGTTGCTTCAACATAATTTATATCAGACGATTTAACGTCTAACTGAATATCACTAATGGAAACAGGTATTAAATCTTCGAACCCAATCTCTACATTAGAGTTCATTGAAGAGTTTAGAATTGTAAGAGTAGCATCAGAGTATATACCAGAAGAATCACCTTGATTTCTTGTTGTGATATTAGTGTATTGATCAAAATTATCAGGGAAAGTCATGCCTGTTAACCAGTTATATATTTCTAAGTAGTTTTGCATATTTTCGTCAACGCGAAACGAGATAGAAAAATCACCATATTCTAACTTATCCGGACTGAGAGACAGATTATGGAATGGTGTGGGCACGGGAGCAAATCCAGCGGTTAGTGATGGCACGTTTGCTGATTGAATATAATATTCAATCTTTGGTGCGCGTTTGAGAACGAACCGAAATCCGATAGGTGATAAAAAATTTTGAGACATTTTTCCTCTTTTTAAAAAAAAGTGTTGACATTGTTCGAGGCAATTCGTATTATGTATTTATGATGAACGGATACTGTTGTGATCGAAGTTCGAGAGGACGATAAATGATGGATATGAATCAAGCCCTGTATCAAGTCCGGGATCAAGTCGTAGATCAAGTCTGGGAGCAAGTCCGGGATCAAGTTCAGGGAGATTTCGAATGATTAACACAAATCAAGTCCAGGCTCAAGTCCGGGATCAAGTCCAGCATCAAGTCCAGGATCAAGTCCGAGATAAAATCTGGAGTCAAATCTGGAGTCAAGTCTGGGGTCAAGTCTGCGGTCAAGTCTGGGGACAATTTCAGGAAGATTTCAAATGACGAACACCAATCAAGTCCTGTATCAAGTCCGGGCTCAAGTCTGGGATCAAGTCTGGGATCAAGTCCGAGATCAAGTTCGGAATCAACCCCGAGATCAAGTTCGGATTCAAGTCCGGATTCAAGTCCGGGATCAAGTCCAGCATCAAGTCCTGTATAAAGTCCAGGATCAAGTCTGGGAAGATTTCAAATGATTAATATTAATCGAGTCCTGCATCAAGTCTGGAATCAAGTCGGGGACCAAGTCTGGTCTCAAGTCTGGGATCAAGTTCGGGATCAAGTTCGGGATCAAGTCTGGGAGCAAGTTCGGGGTCAAGTCCGGGGTCAATTTCAGGAAGATTTCGAATAATGAATATGAATCAAGTCCTGTATCAAGTCTGGGATCAAGTTGTAGATCAAGTCTGGGGTCAAGTCTGGGATCAAGTCCTGGATGAAGTCTGGGGTCAAGTCTGGGATCAAGTCCTGGATGAAGTCTGGGATCAAGTCCTGGATCAAGTCCCAGATCAAGTCTGGGGTCAAGTCGTAGATAAAGTTCGGGAAGATTTCGAATGATGAATATGAATCAAGTCCAGTATCAAGTCTGGCGTCAAGTCTGTCGTCAAATTCTAGATCAAGTCCAGGTTCAAGTCCGGGATCAAGTCTGGGATCAAGTTGTAGATCAAGTTCGGATTCAAGTCTGGGATCAAGTCCACACTCAAGTTTGGAAAGATTCCAAATGACGAATATCAATCAAGTCCGGGATAAAGTCTGATATCAAGTTCTGAATCGAATCGAGGTTCGAGGTTGGGGTCAATGTTGGGGACTAGCTTGGAGTCAGATTTACGAAGATTTTGAGATTAATGAACGCTGAATATGTTTTTTGAAAATTTTTTGAAAAAAGTGCTTGACATTCTCATAGGAAATGCTTATATTATATTTATAACGAAAGGGAAAGGAAACTCGTTATGAAGACCGCTCTGAAAATTATCTTCGCTAAGAAGGTTCTTTTCGCTCTTCCGAATGCCATCATCGGCATCGTTCTTCTCTCCGTTATCATGGGTTAGGAATTGAGTATGTACCCCTGTCAAGTAGCTTTCAAACGCCTCTTCGTTCAAGGTAATCTCCGTGGCATCGTTCATGATGACTATATGGGATTTATGTCCTGGGATGACGCCTGTGAATGGGCAGCAAAGGTAACTGAAAGCCGTAGTGTGAACTACATTGTTACCGAAATGACAGATATTGGAACCGGTAAAAAGGAAACTTTCTAATGACTGTAATGTTTCAAGGCGTTGAATATGATGACCGTCACGGCGGACCTTTTGACCGTGGAGATGCTGATTCATATTACGGTCGGAAGTTTTATCCTCACTATTTTGTGAGTGGTACCAATACAAGCCCAATGATTCGTACTGATGAAATGACCGAAGAAGAAATTTCAGCATATCGTGCTGGTTATGAACACAACGAACAAAACGGATTCAAGAAAGATTGGTGATTATGAGAGGAGCACACAAAATACTGTTCGTTAAGGACAGTCCTTTTAAACAGCGAGTGGTTAAGAATAAGAAATCGTACACTCGTAAAATTAAACACAAAAACAAAGGTTAAAAATATGAATGAAAACTTTACAATTTCAACAAAATTAATGGTCTCTGGAAAGACTAGGGACTATATCTGGAACGGCGATTACGACTTTAACGTGGGTGATTTGATCCTTATTACTGATGAGAATCGGAATCGTCTTGCCACTGTTGTTGCTTTGGATACCGGATCAACAAGAGCAAAAAAGACTTTGAATTGTCGAAAGGTTCTACTATCTGATATCATAGAATAATAAAAAAAGGGGAGAGTTAAACTCTCCCCTTTAGTTTCGGTAGGTTAACCCTACTCTTGCTATTACATAATGTTTGTAATGGCAACTCTACGATAGTAGAGGTTTTGGTCACCAGCAGCGGGGCTTGTTGTGTCAATGGCACCCAGACCGTTGGTTGTAGCGAATGGATTTGCGACCATGCCGTAGCGAGTCTTAAATCCAATTTTTGGTTGGAAGCTATCTTCGCCTACAGCACGAACCATCTGTAGTGGAACATATGGGCAGTAGAAGATGCCAGCATCGAATGCGCTAGAACCCTTATAACCAACAACCATATAGTTGCCGGCAGCGTATGGATCAACATAAACGCGGATACGACCGTTGAGAACACCAGCGAAGGTGTTGCCTGTGTCATCAACGTTCAGGTTGTTGCTGTTAAGAGCAGGAGCATAGTCAAGTACACCAGCCATCTGAAGAGCAGAAGCAACATCAGAAGAACAAATGACTAGGTTGCCCTTGCCACGGCGAGTGTCTTTGGCAATCTGGTTGGCTTCACGCTCAACTTGGAACATTAGACCCTTGATTTTCTCAACCGACCAACGACCATTG